CCATAGTCTACACCAAGCAACCTGAATCCAAGCTTAATGAAGATGTTAAAGTTTCATTAAGGTGTCTTAACACTTTTTTAACATTCATGCTGGCGCTCCCGGTATCCCAGTATATGCGATGCTCGTCGCAGCCTGCGCAAACGAGAATCATTCCCATTTGAGCATGCTTGGGCGGGAGCAACTGCACCCCATAGGGAACCCATACAGGCGGGGGGGGGAGGGTAGCAGCTTTGACCGTGCGCCCCGTAGTGGGGTACCTACCCCCGAACTTACGAAAAATCCTATCCCAGAATAAGCTTAATGAATGCTGAACAAAGATATAGTACAGGAGAAGAAATACGAGTTTAGGAGTATTTCGAGTGAACTTTCTTGAGGATTTATTGTCAAACAAGAGTAATTCTTTGTAATTAATTCTACGAGGATAAATGGATAAAGTTGATATTGATTACATTCTCAGAGAAGCAGTTAAGCTTCCGAAGAGCTTAAAGAGTGTACTAGACGAACAATCTATGTTCGACATGACGGCCCCAAGCCGGCTAGATGACACAGAGAAGCTCTACACGGAAGAATCTATAGCACCCCCTAGGGTACCCAAGCCCAAGAAGAGAAAGACGGATATACGCACGCTCAGGCGCAAGAAGCTAGAGTACACCAAGAAGCACCGAAGAGAAAAGGCAGATCACTACAGGGAAGCGGAAGGCTCTTTACGAAATCAGTTCTTTAAGATACGTAGGGAGATGCTTCGTAGAGCTAGGGGGGATGCTCGGGAAGGAAGCAACACTTGCTGGGATTGGGAACTGACCTTAGAGGAGTGGATTAACCTGTGGCTTAGCTGCCCCTTGGTAGATTTGGGGAATGGATTGATGGTAACAGCTAACTCCTTGAGGGGCAGGAAGTACAAGGAGAATGTGCAGCTAAAGCGTATAGATCCTAGTAAACCCTTTAGAATCAATAACTTAGTTGTAATGCTAGGAAGAAGGGTACTGTACGTACCTTAATGAAGGATAAACAGGAAACAAGAAGATTCACGAAAGTGCATCTTCGAGCGGAACTTTTTCCTTAGATTGTTGTCTAAGTACTCCGCAGACCCCCGCAAAGCGGATCGTGGGACAAGTTCTTTGGATTGACGGTCTGTGCCCTAGTGCTAGCTCTAACTGTGCCAATTGTTACCTAGCCCCTGTGATATATCTATACTGTAGATGTAATCGGGTACTCTAGTACTACAACTAGAGTTACCAAGTTCGAGGAGCAAGCGCTATTAGCTTGTGACGAAGAACCAGAGAAGAAGTAGGTTATCTAGGTATTACCCAAGTAATAGTGGATAGCTGATTGTAGTGAGTACTTGTTGTTATTACTCTTAAGTTGCTTGTTATTTCCTTAAGTTGTTAGCTATCCTCGCTGATGCTCTACAAACCAAGGCGAGGGGTTACTCGGGGAGAGCACTGTTAAGGGCTATATCACAGGGAAGAAGGGCAACTGCGCCTCAAAGAAAGAAAAGATAATTAACCCTTAAAAGAGAAGAGATACTCAACTAATGTTAAAGAAAATACTAATGAACATCCTAGCTTTTCTAAAGAGCCTGTTCACCAGCAAATCAACAACCCCTAACTCACCCCCATCATCCACTGGTGGATCACCTTCTCCGCCATCGGGGACAGGTAATAGTACAGCTCTTCCAGAAGGTTTTGACAGCGCCCCTAATGAATTTGGGTACGTAAAGCTAACTCAGGTAGAGCAGGATCGAGTGAAGTACCTGAATGGTCCAGATCCGGCATATCGCTATTGGGCAAAGACAGTTCCGCACTGGTACGCAATCGACGATACGCTCAAAGCGTTCACGCTTTCGGATGCGCAGCGCAAAAAGCTAGCGCTTGACCTGAATCAGGCAACTGTGCTGCTGGCTATGCAAGGGGCCGGGGAGTGGGCCTTCTCGGTAGCAGCTAATATCCCAGATAGTGCTGCTTTCTCGGACGGTAACTTCCGTCCTGATATTGCTGGGGTACATCTCCGTAATCTAGCAGATGCTCTAGCTCACCAGCGGGCTCACGCCAAGGCTGTCAATCCTGATGGACTTGATACAGTAGCTCCAGGTACACCCCCAGACAAGTCTGACGGCAAGTTTAAAAACTAACAATCACATCTAATCTGAATACACGAGGATAACTATTATGGCAAGTATTTCCAGCGTCTTAAATCAAAATCAAACACTAGAACTGCTAGAGAAGCAGAGTCTAGTAAAGTCTTTCCGTCAAGCTACTGGGGAGTTTAAAGCTCTAGCTCCAACTAGCGTAGTTTCGTCAACGGCATTTGTTGTCGAGCCCGAATTTTCTTTCCCACTCAAAGCTGGACGTAAGTACGTCTTGGAGGCTTGCTTTTTAATCTCTTCTGCCGCCTCAGGCGGAGCTAAGATTCAGTTAAATGCTCCCGCCAATACTTCTGGTAATTCAGTTCTCAGTGGTAAGACAGTTAGCTTTGGTACTACTACTTCTGGAGAATCTACTGTCAGTACTACTACTGTGGCTACTGTAGGTACTACTACTGGGGCTTCTACCTCTACTCTGAATGCTACCTCGTTGTACTCTAATGCAGATGCTACAGATGAGGTGTACGTGCAAGCATTTATTGTTCCAGCAGTGGATGATGTTTTGACCTTCTCCTTTGCTCAGAATACCTCTAATGGTACGGCATCAGTTTTGCTACAAGGCTCAAGTGTTAATGTGATTGAACTCGGTCAGTCACGTAGATCTCCTAACGTAGTGTAATTAGTAGTGTTTAGTGAAGAGACCTGTAGAGCTTTAAGATTGCTCCTAGCGTACGCGAGTATGCTAGGAGTATTTCTTATTGAGTGGTTTCATCAAGGATCTGCAAAGAACCTAGAGATCATTCTACCTGCTACTATAGGCGCTTACCACTTAGGCGAATACTACACAAACAAAGAGGAACACAGAGATGAGCAACAGAATTAATCCCGCGCAAGTAAGTGGAACTATAACTGCTACTGGAACTTCCAATGCTATTGGCCCCTATAAATTCCGTGCAGGATCATCTATAGACGGGGTAAACATTAGGGTGTATTCTACTAATACTACAGATGTTTTTTCCGTCATAGCTGCTTCACCAGATGTTGATTTTACTGTTGCGGCTAATCAAATAATAGCTAAGACGACACAGGCTTGCCCTTCAGTAGTATCATTTAGCAATAAATCTTCTAATCAAGAGTTACCTAGTTGCGATCTGTATGTATACGCAACTACTTGCACTGGAACTATTACTGTTGCTATAGAGAAGATTTCATCAACTTCTAGAGTATAACAATGGCTTGGGATGACCGAGAAAAGCAAGAAATAGAATTAGATGAAGGTAAAGTCCTAACCTCGTACAAAGATTCCTTAGGGAATTGGACTATAGGTATCGGGCATTTACTTGGCACTGATCCAAAGTTTCAAGGTATAACAATCACAGAACAAGAATGTGAAGAATACTTTGAAGAGGATTTCAATGAGGCAGTAAAAGAAGCCCAATCGGCTTTTGATGGCTTTGAAGGTCTAGACGGTCCTAGGAAGGGAGCTATAGTAAATATGGCTTTTCAGATGGGGGAAAAGACCTTAAGTACTTTCCACACGTTCTTAGATTATTTAGATAGGGGAATGTACCAAGAAGCTGCCCTAGATTTAATGAATACGCGATATGCAAGACAGGTACAGCAAAGAGCTAAACGAATAGCCTATCGAATACGAACAGGACAATATGCAGCCAGACAATAAAGATAACGAGAGTACCTTAGAGGAAGATGTTATTCCTCTTATGTTGATGACTAACGAACCAAATGAAGATAAGCTACGCTTTATGGAGTTACTCTATCAAGCAATGGCAGTAGGCCAAGTAGCTTACATGGATGGTAAAGACCCAGATACGGGGGAGATTGTTCCTCTTATTGTCGGCATTCAGCCAGAAGCTAATGGCTTAGTATCTATATACCCACTAGCTAGAATTATCAAACCCACCGATGAATCAATTAACTACCACGTCCCAGACGGAGCCGGAGCTTACTCACCCCTTAATGTTGGAGAGCCCATCGACCTCGGAATCTCCCCAGCCGCCGCAGATAGCGGAACCACAACTGATAGTGGAAAAGAGAAAGCCGGGAAGACCGAAGGGAACGACAAAGAAGGACACACTATCCACTAATGATGGAGAAGAGCACTGGGCTATAAAGATGGTAAATCTTTACAAGTCTGGTGCTTCTGATGTTGAGGTCTGTAAGGATTTAGGCATTTCTTATAATGACTTTAACGACAGGAAGAAGCAAGATTCTATCTTCTCTAGTATTGTGGATTATGGTCGCTTAGCTGCTAAAGCTTGGTGGATGGAACTAGGGCGCAAAGGAGCCACTGGCGAAAAGAACTTCAATTACAATGCGTGGTACGCAGTAATGAAGAATCGCTTTGGTTGGTCTGATCGTAGCGAGATTGTAGAAGGCAGCGAAAAGAATATAGATCAGCAGTCTAAAGACGAGTTGATTTCTCAACTAGCTGCTCGCAAAGATTCTCTAGCCAAGCTACTTAATACTAGCAATGTAATACTAGCTACGACTAACCTACTAGAAACAGATGACAGCGAACTTGAGCCTACATGAAGCAATTGAGAAACTAAATCTCAAGGAACTAAAGTCTAGTATTCCTCAAGAAGGTTACACTGTAAGGCAAAGAGCTGCGCTAGAAGCAAAGCTAAAAGAGTTAGTCGGGGCTAAGACTACAAGAGTAAAAGAGCCGAGTGTAGATGATTTAAGAAAGCTCATTGAAATACACGATGAGCTTTTAAAGCGAGAGGATACCTCTGGGTTCCACAAGTGGTTTAAGCCGGGAACTCCGTACGGGATAGATCGCTTATCTAAGCACAAGGCAATGTTTGACGCAACTAAGGACTATAGAGAAGTCCTTATGTTGGGCGGAAACCGTACAGGCAAGACCAGAGGGGGAGCTACTTTCATAGCTGCTCTAGCTACTGGGCAGTATCCTGAATGGTGGGAAGGAGTTAGATTCGACCATCCAACGTCTAACTGGGCAGCAGGTAAGACGGGGCAAACTACCCGTGATACAGTTCAAGAAGCTCTCATGGGGCCAATTGGAGCTTGGGGAACTGGAGCCCTTCCTCTAGATTGTATAGGAAGAACAACAGCTAGACAGGGCATTCCAAATGCTCTGGATACTGTAGAAGTAAAGCACATAAGCGGAGGAACATCCACTATAGGATTTAAATCCTTCGACCAAAAAGCCTCAAGCTTTTATGGTACGGCAAAGCACGGAGTCTGGTTAGACGAGCCCTGCCCTGATCTAGTTTATAACGAGTGCTTAATTCGTACCATGACTACCAATGGTAGATTGCTTCACACAGTTACTCCAAAGGAAGGCCTTACTAGATTGTTAGCAGAATTCTTGAGTACCTGCGATCTACTAGCCGGAGCTGAAAGAATCAAGGGCCTAGAAGCCATGATGAAGCTAGTAGAGATGAATGAGAATGATTGAATCTAAGGAAAAATCTAAAGCAAGCCGTGCTACTGTTACTATTGGCATGGAAGATGTTCCTTGGCT